CCGGTTCGGCTCCGATGCCTTTACCGGATCTCTACAAGCGGCTGCTCTCAGCTCGGGAGATTCTCGATGCTTCCGGTGGTGAGGATGTGGCGCTAAGCTAAATCTGCTACGGTGCGACCATCGCGCTCGGCGACTCGGAGGGCTTTTGATGGCGACGGACACCAAGACCGACAAGATCCGCGTGATCCTAGCCGACGCGATGCTCGCGGAGATGTGCCCTCCTACGTTGGCCCGTCGACCTTGGGACGATCTCCCCGTTGCGGACCAGATGGCGTTTGTCGAAAAGGCGGACCGCATTATCGCCATCCTGGCGCGGCGCGGGCTGCGGATCACGGAAATCTAAACGGCAACCACAGGAAACAGGAACATGACCGACCGAAGCGAGAAAGTCCCGATCACCGATCCCCCCGAACCCAAAGTCCATGATCCTGAGCGCGCGGCGCTCAGCCAGAAGGCCGATGAGGCCGCGCAGGCCTTCAAAAATAGACTTGTCGACGTCATGAAGTCCCGTGAGACACCGGAACTGATCGACAAGATTACCGAAACGCAACACAAGGTAGCGGCGGAGGCGTTGCAGCCCGAACTGCCGCCCGGCGTGACGGCGGAAGTCATCGCCCAGGCGACCGCGATGGAACAAGCGGCCGGCCCGGTCGTGCGTCAGGTCATCGGCACTGTTCTCCGTGGCCTCTTGGTGTTGAGCCCGGGCGTTCCGCCTCAGGTCCTCCTCGCGATCATCGCATGGCAGACCGGCAATCTCCTGGCTGGCGCGTTCCAGTCCGATCTCGCGACGACGCTCACGATCCGGAAGAACATCAAGGACGGCTTTGCCGACGGGATCACCAAGACGCCGATTGCACACCCGCCGATGCCGGGCCGCGCGCTGGCGCCCGGACTGCCCGGAATGCCGACCCGGATGAACGGCCGCAACTGAGGACCCGATGGGCCAACTCCAGATCGGCGGCAGCAGACTCGGCAATTCGCTCCTGACGCTCCTCACTTGCGAGGAGATCGAGCCGGGCGATCAGCCGTCCTATGAGCTATGCAAGACGATCTGGCTCTATCACCCGCTCGGCGGGAAGATGGTCGACGCGCCGATCAAGATGGCGCAGTCGCAGGCCCGGGAGATCAGCGTCCCGAACAGCCCGGAGGATCGCGTCCGCGATCAATTCGTGAAGGAGTGGAAGGCGATCGGGGCGGACGAGCACATCCGCAACGTCGCCGCGACGGCGCGGGCGTACGGCATCGCGTCGCTGGCGCTGCTCGCCGAGGGTGTCCCGGCGGACAAACCGATCGACATGAAGAAGCTGGCCGACCTCTCGATCAGCATCAACGCCTACGACCCGCTCAACACTGCCGGGAGCTTGGTCCTGAACCAAGACCCGAACGCGATGGACTTCCAGAAGGTCACGACGATCGCCGTCTCCGGCGTGCCTTACCACCACTCGCGCACGATCACGATCATGCACGAGCGACCGGTCTACATCGCCTACACGGGGTCGGCCTACGGGTTCGTCGGCCGGTCGGTCTTCCAGCGCGGCCTCTTCCCGCTGAAGTCGTTCGTCCAGTCGATGGTGACCGACGACCTCGTGACGAAGAAGGCTGGCGTCTTCATCGCCACGCTCAAGGCCGCCGGCGCGATCATCAACGCCGCGATGAATGCCGCCGCCGGCATCAAACGGCTCTTCATCCGCGAGTCGACGAACGGCAACGTGATCTCGATCGGGCCGGACGAGAAGATCGAAACGCTCAACATGCAGAACATCGACGGTGCCTATGGCATGGCCCGTCAAAACATCCTGGAGAACATCGCGGCGTCGGCCGACATGCCGGCGATCCTCCTCAAGCAGGAAACCTACGCGCAGGGCTTCGGGGAGGGGACGGAGGATGCAAAGCTGGTCGCGGGCTTCGTCGACGGCATCCGGGAGTGGATGGGCCCGCTCTATGCGTTCTTCGATCGGATCGTGATGCACCGCGCGTGGAACCGCGACTTCTATGCGATCATCCAGAAGGACTTTCCGAAGTATCGAAAGGTCCCCTATGAGCAGGCGTTCTACGAGTGGCAGAACAGCTTCGCCGCGAACTGGCCGAGCCTGCTGACGGAGCCGGAATCGGAGAAGGTCAAGACCGACGACGTCAAGCTGAAGGCGCTCATCGCCGTGATCGAAGTCCTGTCGCCCGAACTCGATCCGGAGAACAAGGCCAAGGCGATCCAGTTTCTCCAGGACAACATCAACGAAAACAAGCGCATGTTCACGACGCCACTCGACCTCGACTTCGACGCGCTCGCGAAATACGTCCCGCCGCAGCCGGAAGCCGGGCTCGAAGAGCCGAAGCCGCAGAAGCCGTTTGCGGCGACCGATTCGCAGGACCGCAAGCGCCGATCAATCAAGGCTTATGACGATTCCGTCGCCGATCTCTTCGACTCGCTGGCGGCTAAGAACGTCGCCCGGGCACCGAAGCCGCACGGCGCAATGAACGGCCATATCAACGGGAAGGGGATCAGGACGTCATGAAGTCGGAACGCCACACCAACCTAGTCCGCGCCTTCCGGGACGGGATCGCCTTTCAGTCCAGCTTCGCGCCGGCGCTCTTCGAGGCGGGCACGTCGAGGACGACGGCGCCGACCAACCCAGCGGCCTTCGAGGCAAACCGCAAGCGCCTGACGACCTTCAACATGGGCGGCCGAATGGCGGGCAAGACTTTGGCGCAACTGCTGCGTCCGATGGTCGAAGGCAAGCTGGCGCTGGCGAAGGCCGGCCCCGAATACCCAACCAAGGAAGCCGCCGATGCCGCCGTCGACGCCATCATGGACAAGTCGATGGGCGGGGCGCCATGACAGGGAAGATCATCAGGTTCTCCGACTACGACCCGCTGCCGCGAAGCCGGGTGCGCACCGAAGAAAACGCGCTGATCATCGTTCTGCCTGTGATACGGATCGAAAGATTCGACGACGCCATCGCGCCGGTGATGGGAAGGCCCATGCGTCCCGGCTTTGCTCGGCGCTTGCGGAACGCGCTGGAGAAGGACGCATGAGATGCCGACGTCCGGGGATGATTTCCAATCGGTCCTGACCGCCGCGGTCGAGGACATGATCCAGAACGGTTTCGACTCCGTCGAGCGCGTCGCGCGCTGGACCCGGCTCATCCGAGAGGCTGCGGAGCGATCACTGATCCCGCCAGAATCACTCGACCAGCGGCTCCGGGACGCCCTCGCGGAAACCTATCGCAAGATGGTCGAGAAGGACGGCATCCTGAAATTCCACCCCGGCATCGAGCGGTTCACGCTCGAGCGGATCAAGCCCGCGCTGCGCGCCGAACTCGACCGCCGCATCCTGGCGTCGGCGGATCTCATCAAACTCAACCGGGAGCAGGCTGTTGATAAAACAATCCAACGGTTCCAAGGATGGGCGACGTCGATCCCGAAGGGCGGCACCGAAAACGCCGACAAGCGAGACACCAAGGACCGCGTCAGAAAGGCCCTCGCCCAACTCCCCTTCGAGGAACGACGGGTCCTCATCGACCAGGGGCATAAGCTTACTTCGACGATTTCGGAGATTTTGGCGTCGGACGGTGGGGCGATAGCGGGACGCTGGGTCTCACATTTCACTCAGCCGGGATACAATTATAGGGAAGATCATAAGGATCGAGACTTCCGCGAAACCGGGAACGTTTATCTAGTCCGTGACAGTTGGGCTCATCGAGCAGGCTATGTAAAGCCGCAACCCGGCGTTGGTTTTACCGACGACATCACAAAGCCCGCTGAGGAGCCGTTCTGCTTCCCCGGCGATTCACGGGTGCCATTCGCTGATGGTGTGGAAAAAGCGTATCGGCGTTTTTACCGGGGCGAACTGACCACGATCGTTACGGCCTCCGGCAAAACGCTCCGCGCGACACCGAATCATCCAGTCCTTACGCCGAACGGCTGGACGGCGATCGGCTTCTTGAACGAAGGCGACGACGTGATCGATGTTGCCCATCAGGTCCTCGACTCGTCGAAAGAGGACGAGGATCACCGCGTACCCTTGATCGCGAAGATATTCAGCGCGCTTGCGGAATGCGGGACGTCTCAGGTGGTGCGTGGGCAGCTTGAGCAATTCCACGGCGACGGCACCGACGCAGAGGTCGATGTTGTAGATGCCACAGGGATATTGCGCTTCCGGATCGAGCCCATGAAGGCGGAGAGCCGCTGTCAGGTCGTCTTCTCCGTGGCCCCGGCCGGTGCTGCGGCGGCTCGCACGTTTAACTTTTTCGGTGATGGTAGCCGTGCTGCCCGTACGGGCCTTGTGAGCGGCGGCCACGAGCCGGCGCCGTCCGTCTTCTCCCTCACGGGCCATCCTGATCCGGTTGGCGGCGGAGGCGTCGCGGAGGTCGACGTCCAGATACTTCGCAAGGGCGCCGCGCGAAACCTTCAGCCGTCGGGACAAGCTAAAGAGGCTTTCCCCTTCGAGGTACGAACGACGCGCATCGTCTCGATCGAAAGGCGGCAATGGACGGGGCATGTCTACAATCTCCAGACTGAAAAGGGCTGGTACGTCGCCGACGGGATCATAGTCCAGAATTGCCGTTGCTACTACCGCTGGCTCTACGCGCTGCGCGAACTGCCGCCTGAGATGCTGACGGCCAAGGGGAAGGCCGCGCTCGACCAGGCCAGGATCGCCGCGCGCACCGATTCGGACCTGGATGAGATCGAGAGCGCGCTGCGCGCCGACGCGGAGGACGCCGCATGAGGTTCGCTCGTGTACGTTGGGGGATCGTCAATAGGTCGATCATCGTGACCGGACCGCACACCTATATTCAGTTCTCGAAGGCCGACAACGACAATGGATGGTGGCGCCGATGAGAACGCTGACGCTCACCGACGCGGAGGTCCAGAAGCTAATCGCGTCGGCGATCCGCAAAAGGTTGAAAGCCGCCGGGTTTCACACCGGAACCGCGAGCGACGACCATTCGGGTTTTTTCTTTCCAATCGATCTCGGTCTCGCCGGCCAAGTCGGAGTCACCCGCCATGAGGACGGGACATGGACGATCCAGCAGGAGACGAACCTGATGCTCGCCGAGCGGATGGGAACGACGCTCGCTGCTCATGGCGAAGCGATCGCTGCTGCAACGCAACGATTCGAGGAGGGCTGACCGATGCCGCTGACCGCGAAGGGTGAGAAGATTCTGGCGAACCTGACGAAGGAGTATGGCGCCGAGCACGGCAAGGAGGTCCTCTACGCCGGCAAGAACAAGGGGACGTTCAGCGGGATCGACGCGCAGGAGTTCGACGACGCCGACGTCGAGGGCGTCAACGCTTGGATGGATTCGTGGCGCAAGGACGCCGACGAGAAGAAGGACAGCCCGGGCTACAGTCGCGAAGCCGTGCAGAAGGCGATCGAGGCCTCACGCAAGCCGATCTCGCCGAAGGAGGCGAAGCTGATCCACGCGCTGCTGAAGGGGCGCGGTGACGACAACGATCCCGCACGCCTTCGCGCGATCCGCCTCGACGCAACACTGAATCGCGTGGTAGGGCTTGCAGCGCGCGTCGACGCATATTGCGACCGGGCTGACAAAACCAAGTGAACAAAGCCGCCGGAATCCTCTTCACCTCGATCAACGGCAACGCGCTGTTTCTCAAGCGCGGGCCGGGCGCGCCGGATTTCCCCGGCTTTTGGGATTTCCCCGGCGGCGGCCAGGAAGGTGCCGAGACCGCCGAGCAGACCGCGCTCCGCGAGACGCGCGAAGAGATCGGCTTCATCCCCGAGGGCGATCGCAAGCTTCACACGAGAACGAAGGGCTCCTCCGCGTTGCAAGCCGCGGGTGGCGGTCTCGGGACGGTGTCGGCGCCTCCTGTCGCTGATGCCGTCCCGGCGACGCCTGGCGTCGGGCCGAATGGTGCCGCGATCCTGATGCCGAGCGTCGACTTCACGACGTTCCTTCAGAAGGTGACGAACGAGTTTGTCCCCGAGCTCGATGGTGAGCATGTCGGCTATTCCTGGTCGCCGATCGATTCGCCGCCGGAGCCGCTTCATCCGGGGTGCCGGGTGGCGCTCGACCGAATCAGCATGAACGAACTCGGGGTTGCTCGCGCAATCGCGGACGGTCGTCTGACGTCGCCGCAACGCTATGGCACGCCGGCCGCTGGTGTCACGCTGTTCGCGATCAGGATCACCGGCACGGACGTCGCTTACCGTCGGAAGATCGACGAGTTCGTCCACAGAAACCCGGACAATTATCTCAACCCGGAGTTCCTGGCGCGGTGCAACGGCCTCCCCGTGATCTACATGCACCCCAAAACATCGCTGCTAAATTCGGAAGAGTTCAGCGAGAGAGTTGTGGGAAGCATTTTTTTGCCGTATATCGCTGGGGACGAAGTCTGGGGTGTCGCCAAGATTTACGACGACGAAGTCGCCCAGGAGATGGAGGACGAAGAACTCTCGACCTCACCGGCGGTCTACTTCCACGACATGACGGTCAACACGAAATTGACCACGGAAGACGGGCGCAAGGTGTTTATCGAGGGAGATCCCAGCCTCCTCGACCATGTCGCGGTGTGCAAGCGCGGGGTCTGGGACAAGCTAGGCGTACCGAGTGGCATACGATCCGAATCACGAGAGGACTCAGCGATGACCGAAGCCGAGCAAGCCGCAGCCGACAAGGCCAAAAAGGACGCCGAGGAAGCCGAGGCCAAGAAGAAGGCCGACGCGGAAGCTGAGGCGAAGACAAAAGCCGACGCTGAGGCGAAAGCTAAGGCCGACGCGGAGGGCGGTGTGCAGCTCGACAAGGTCCTCTCCAAGATGGACGCGTTCTGCGACTCGATGTCGAAGCGCATGGATGCCGTCGAGGCCTCCGAAAAAGAACGCAAGGACGCCGAGGAAAAGCGCAAAGCCGATGCCGAGGAAGAGGCCCGCAAGAAGGGCGACCCCGAGCAGATCAAGGCCGACAAGGCGAAGAAAGACGCCGAAGAGGCCGCTGAGGCGAAGAAGAAAGCCGACGCCGAAGAGGCCGAAAAGGCCAAGGCGAAAGCCGACTCCGACGAGGTCCGGAAGAAGGTCGACGCGCTTGCGGCTCAACTGCCGAAGCGGATGGACGACAAGGACTACGCCGCAGTGATCGACGCGCAGTTCCGCGCCGACGACGTCTTCCAGGACTTCGGCCTCCGCGCTCCTCGTCCGCTCGAGGGCGAAACGAAGCCGCTTTATGATCGCCGCATCGCGCGGATGCTCAAGGATCACAGCCCGTTGCTCAAGAACGTCGACCTCGCGGCCTTCGCCGACGACGCCGCGTTCGAGCCGATCCTCGCGCAAATCTTCAAGGACGCGAAGGTCGCGGCGATGAACCCGACGGCGCTTCCCGATGGCGGCCTGCGCATGATCACCAAGAAGTCGGGCGGCCACGAGATCAATACGTTTGTCGGCAAGCCCGACGCCTGGATGGGCCAGTTCGCCGGTCCGGTGCGCCAGAACGTCACCGGATTTAAGCAAGAGAACCGGGTCGGGATCAACCACACACTGATCACGCCTCGGTCGAACTGAGGTTGCCACGCGTCGGACGACGCAACATCGAGGAGCGAGAAGCTGATGACCGCCCAAGTCACGATCAATCCTTATCAGACGTCCGTCGGCAACAACGGGCTCTTCAACACGACCTCGGTCGGCCTCCGCCAGGGCACGGCTTATCCGGACCCGGTGACGGTCTGGGCTCGCCGCACCGGTATCCTCGCCTCAACCGAGACGCTTCCGATGTGGGGCGGCGTCGGCATCTATGAGAACGTGCCCGGTCCATCCGGCGCGACGAACCCGTCTCTCACCCTTGGCGTCCAGGTCGGCCGCGCCACCGCGCTCACCGGCTCCGAGGCTCTTGCCGGCTTCTCCACCTTCGACGGTGCCTACGGCATGATTACGTCGCCGCAGTCGACCGTCCCGCTGATCGGATCGAGCGGTCAGGTCTTGTCCTACGCCCTCGGCTCCCGCGCCCGCATCGCCGTCGAATGCGATCCCGCGCTGGTCGATCTCCAGGGCGGCCCGATCGGCGCGCAAGTCTCCTGGGATTTCACAAACCAGTTGCTCGTCCCCTATCTCGGTTCGCTGACGATCACGTCGGGCACGTACAATTCGACGACCGGCCTCGTCACGCTGCTCATGGCGACGGGCGTTACCTTCGATCCCGGCGACTCGATCACGGTCGGCTCGCTCACCGGCACCGGCGCGTTCGCCAGCCTCGCGGGTACCTTCACCGCGCTCACCGCTTCCGGCACCGGCGTGACTTACGAGGCCGCAACCGGTCTGGGTGCGGCGGCGATCACCGGCGGCGCGCTCACAGTCGGCGGCTCGGCCGACGCGGCGCTTCCCGTGAAAGTCCTCGACGTGCAAGCGACGAATTGCGAGACGGTGGTTTACAATCCCGTGACCGGCTTCGCAACCTGGAACTACAACGGCGCCTGCGCCGTGATTCAAATCTGACGGACCTGTTAAGATCGGCACCCGACCTGTTAATTGACGGGTCTATCTAAGGACCAGGAGCCACTCGATGATCCAAGCCCAGGCGTTTATCACGCTCAATCCGTCGTTCATGGAGCCGGAGCTCCTGCTCCAATACAGCCAGGCGTCGGGCTTCGTCGATATCTTCGCTGACGGGCAGCTTCGCGTCCGGCTCGCCGAGGACGACCTGCTGGTCTACATCAAGCAGATCAACCTTCGGACCAAGATGTCTGCCGGCACGGCGAGCTCGAACGAACTCCCCGGGGTCGACATCCAAGCGACGATGATCTCGACCCCGAGCTACCTGCTCAAGTGCCGGGCGCAGTGGGATCATCACGACGTCGCCGCCGGCGCACGCTGGGGCTTCGCGGTCCCGGAGGCTTACCGGCTCGGCATGCGTCAGGGCAACTTCCAGCTCGCGCGCGACGCCGCGCTTCATGGCTTCAACCCGCAGAACGGCGAGGGCATCCTCAACACGCCGGGCGCGACGGCGGTCAACCTGCCAGCGGACTCGAACGGCAACGACACCGTTGTGACTTACGACAACGGCGAGATGGCGTTCTTCATCGCGCAGCAAGTCCAGCAGCTCAAGACCCGCACGATGCAACTCGGCATCGGTGAGCGATTCACGATTCTCGGCCCGCAGCGGACGCTCGGCTCCTTCGAGTACAACGTCGTCCAGCTTGTGCAATATCAGCGAACCGGCGCCGGCACGCAGTCGACCGCTGGCACCGTCAAGGAAATCTTGATGGCGAACGGCGACCAACTGAACTGGTGCTACGACGACACGCTGATCGGCCAGGGTTACGGTGGCGCCGACGCGGTGATCCTCGCGATGCCGGAAGTGAAGAAGCCGGCGGGCTCGCCTCCGGTCAACACCAACGTTTTCGGCGGCATGAGCCCGGGAAACGCGACCTGCCTGACGCAGTATTGCGACATGGCGGCACCACGCGAGATCATCTCCCCGATGCCAGGCGGCATGACCGACATGATGCTGGAATGGCGCGTCACGTCCGGTTGGTGTCCGCGGCCGCAGGCGCTGACCATCATCAGCATGCCTTACGAATAAACCCCCGACGCAAAGTGAAGGGGTCGCGGGAGGTGCCTTCGGGGCCTCCCGCGATCGCCGCCCGGAGGGGAAGAGTTCAAGGGATAAGCGTAACGCTTATTCCTTGAGAGACGCAGCAACAGGAACCCGCCGCCATGAAACTCTACGTCGCGAATTGCACGAAGCACCGCCAGAAGGTCTACTACCGGCTCGACTTCAACATGGAAGGCCAGCCGGCCTCCCAGGCCGGCAAGCTGCCGAAGTCTCAGGACATCGAGCCCGGCCGCCAGATCGTTCTCGGCGGCGATCTTCACAAGAGCCAGATCGTCTCGATCGTCGACCAGCTCAACAAGTTCGGAGCGGCCGGCACGGTCGACGTCCCACGCCTGAAGGACCAGGCGCCCTACGTTTTCGACATCGATCGCGCGGTGCCCGCCGCGACGATCAGGCGCGTCATAGAGCACAACGGGACGATCCTCCTCACCGCCGGCAAGGAGCGCCGCCAGAAGGCCGCGATCGTCGTCAATCGGATCGTCGAGCAGCGGATGAACGAGGAATTGATCGCGAAGCAGATCGAGCCGCCGGAAATGAACGGTCTCGACGTCGAGTATGAGCAGGAAGATCAATCCGATGCCGGCGAGAAGATGATCGCGGAGGGCATCCACGTCCGCACGAACGCCCAGCAGCAGATCGACAAGGGCGGCGGCAAGAACGCCGCGCGAACGGCGCGCCGCGCCGCGCTTCGCCAGAAGGGCTAAAGCCGAGGGAGGCAGTCGGCTGATGGCGGGATCGCAGCCAACCCTCGCGGGCTTTCAGAACTTTATAGTTTCGATCATGGGGATCAGCACGACGGTCCTCCCGGCCGATTCTGCGGTGATCCCGTTCTGCCTCGGCTTCGCGGTCGACATCGTGAACCCGGCGATCCGCGGGATGGCGCCGTGCGGTCCGCCGATCGCCGGCGTCGCTCCGGTCTCGCTCTATGTCACGGCGGTTTATAATCTCGCCGGCGACTTCATCATCAACTTCGCCCAGGACCTTCCCGACGCGCCGAACGTGAAGGGCAGCAAGCCGCCGATGCCGTTCTTCGCCTGGACGCGCAAGCAGTGGAACATCAACGGGTTCGTCTCCGGCGTGATCCAATCGGCCGCCGACGAGACGACGTCCGAATCGATGGTGGTCCAGGAGGCGGCGAAGAACTTCACGCTCGGCGATTTGCAGAACTTGAAGACAACGTATGGTAGAAGGTATCTCTCGATCGCCCAGGACTACGGTCCGAGCACATGGGGAATGTCATGAGCCAGCAGAACGACGTCCGCGGCCCGAACGGCGCGATCCCGGTCTTCAACGGCGGCGCCAACTTCGAAAACCTGACCGTGGATGAGAACGCCCAGATCAAGGTCGGCGGCGGCTCCTTCATCGGCGTCAGCATCAATACCGGCGGGACGACGTCGAGCGTCGCCATGTACGACGGGCTGAGCGCGATCGTCACAATCACGATCGCGGCGCCCGGCGTGATCACCTGGCCGAACCACGGCCTGCTCGCCGGCGCCGCCGTGGACCTCACGACCACGGGCGCGCTTCCGAGCGGATTGACGTCGGACACGACCGTCTATGTCGCCAATGATCCAAACCTTACGGAAAACACTTTCGCGGTCTCCGACACCAAGGCGCACGCGCTCGCCGGGACGAACCAGATCGCCACGACCGGATCGCAAAGTGGCGTTCAGACCGCGTGGAACGTCTCTAACAAGATTGGGACCTACGCGACAACGGCGCAGGGGAACGTCCAGGTCGGCGCGGCGTTTCTCGAGGGCCTGATCGCGATCACTGCCGGCGGCGCGGCCGCCGACATCACCGTCCTCTACGTCTGAGGAAGACGACCGTGCCGATTCTCCATCTCGGGGTCATCGACGTCCCTTACGCCACCGCCCCGCCGGCGGCACGCAGGGGTCGCCGGCGCAAGGTCACCGCGAGCACGGTTACGACGGGGGACGTCGCGACGTGGCTGGAGAACCGCTACCATGTCATGGAGATTTACTACGAAACGCACAAGGACGACGTCGTCGCCCCGGCGATCGAGAACGCGCTTCAGGGCGCGATCGAAAGCGTTATGATGGGTGCGCCGCCGACCCTTGACCCTTTCGGCTCCGCAACGTCCGAGATCGAAGATCGCATGAAGCAGTTCATCGTCATGGGCGAGATGGACACTTTGGGCTTTCCGGGCGTCCCGACACAGGCGGCGAAGGATCGCGCGTCCGGCAAGAAGCGAAGTCTGCGCTTCAAGAACCGCAAGGCAACCAAAGCCGCGGTTTCGTTTTATGACAGCGGCAACTATGAATCGTCGATGAAGGCGTGGGTGGACTGACGGCCCCCGTCGGCGCTACCATCGCGGCGGAGGATCGACATGCCTGCAACTCAAACGTCGCCGTTCGTCTCCCGCAAGGAGGCGCTCAAGAAGCGAACGCACCATCAGTTTATTCGAGGGATCGGCTACATCGCGCACAGCGGTCCGCCCGAACTGCCGGCCGGCGTCGTCGCCAGCAAGAACTGCGATCCGCCGAAAGGCACCGCCGACGGGTCTCTTCACGTCATCAAGCCACCGAACGGCGCGCCGAACATGACGTTCGTGTGGATCGCCGCGGAGCAGGCCTGGGCGTCGCCCGTTCCGGACAAGGGCAACCGGATGGCGTGGCCGGTTAGCCACCTCCAGGCGGCGGGCTGGACCTACGTCGGGCCGGCTGACGCGAAGAAGAAGCCCTGATGAGCACTGTCGAGGAAGCGGTCGGTGCCGACACCCCCCTCGGATCGGACCTCGCCGAGGGCGTCAAGACGCTCGCGCTGAACCAGCAGATCACCTTCACGAAGTATGTCCGCCTGGTCCTTCCGCTCGACGGTTACGTCTTCTGGGTGCGCGCCGACATGCTGGGGCCCTCATCGCTTTACAACAAGGCCGGGTTCGGCCGCGCGGGCTTCAACCAGATGCCGAAGACGGTGGTTGCGGCGCCGACGTGCGTGGCGACCGGATCGCTGCACTACGCGACCGATATCCGCCAGGAGGAGCCGGAGACCTATGCCGCGAATCGGATGGTCTTCACGTCGCTCCAGGAGATCGAAAACCTCAACTTCATCGCGCCCGACGAACTTTATGTCGGATGCTTCGGCGATTTGAAGTTCGGCTTCTCGAGCCGGTCGTCGTTCTACAAGCAGGCGAACCTCTGGCATTACGTCGGTTTTGCCGTTTATCCCGACATGGAGCCGCAGCTCATCGACTCGCTCGCTGGCTTCAACTCGACCGATGTGATCGTCTCGAACAGCCTTCCGGCGTGGCTGGCGCTCAACGGCTATGAGCCGGCATACGGCTTCGGCAACCCGTCGCTGACGCTTTTCCCGTCGTTTCTGACCCCGAAGAACGAGCCGCCGCCCTTCGGCGCCGTCCACGTCTTCCCGGAGACGACGCGGGGCCTGGCGATGGCGCCGCATCTCGGCCCGAACTCTTCCCACCATCAACTTTGCGCGGAGCGTGTGCGAATCACCCTTTGGGGAACGCGGAACAAGCAGGCGCTCGACTTCGTCGATTGCGTCAACCAGTACAGCCTCGACACCGGGATCTTCGGGCTTATGAACATCCCCGTCGTCCAGGACGAGAAGCGGACGCAGGCCGAACTGGCGACGATCGCGATGAAGAAAACTATAGTTTTCGAGGTGAGCTACCACCAATCGCGGATCAACGACGTCGCCCGCCAGCTGCTGCTCAACGTTATCCCGAACTTCTACGTCGACGGCGTTGCCGCCTAAAGGATAGTGCGCGCCGTCGCGTTCTGCTGTACAAGCGTGCTGGAACGAATCCCCGGGCCTTCGCTGAGGGGCCCATCCGAGGAGTCACCCGATGCCGCAGAATCCGGCCCCGTCCGTTCTTTTCGTCTCGCAGATCATCGCCGGAAGCGGCCTCACCGTCACTCCAGACGGCGGCACCGGGGTCGTCACCATCTCGATCGAGGCTGGGGAAGTCTACAATCCGGCCTCCGTCGCGATCACCGGCGGCACCGTCAACGGCGTCACCATCGGTGGCGTCACTCCCGAGGCGGGAACCTTCACGGCCCTGAACGCGACGAGCTTGGGCGCGACCACTCCTGGCGAGGTCGTCACGAACGCCTTGCACGTCGACACCGGCACCAAGACAGCGGCGGCCACTGGCGGCGCGGCTACCCTGAACAAGATGGCCGGCGTGATCACGTCGGAGGCGCTGACCACCGCGGCCGGCGCGAACTACGTCCTGACGCTGACGGATTCGGACATCGCTGTCGGCGACCAGGTCATGGCATCCGTGCAGGACGGCACAAACTCGACCGGCATCCCCGTCCTCAGCACCGTGAAGCCGGGCGCCGGCCAAGTCGTCTTCACCGTCGAGAACAACCATCTCACCGCCGCCTTTAACGGCACCATCGAGATCGCGTTCGTCGTCTTCAAAAACTGATCGAGGTCTGAGCGCGCGCCTGACAACCGAGGGCTAAGGAACCGGCCATGACGAACCCGATCACGAGCGTCCGAGTCAACGTCATCGCGGCACCGAAGCCGTCGACGCTCCAGAAGACCGGCGCCTTCATCTCGCAGGGCGCGACGAACACGTCTCCGGGGACGAAGACGCTTCTGACGCAGCTTTCCGACCTCACGCCGATCTTGACCGGTGCGCTAGCAAACTCCTCGCTCGCTTGGTCCGGCAGCGTCGTCACCGTGACCACAGCCGCACCGCACGGCCTGACCGGGTCGCTCCCGGTCACGATCGCGGGCGTTTCTCCGTCCGGTTACAATGGCAACTTTTATGCGACGGTTACCGGCGCTTCGACCTTTACCTATCCGCTGCAAGGCTCGCCGGGCATGGAAACGGTCCCGGGCGTCTACACGGTCGAGGACGTCGAAGAACTGCTGGCGATGGCGACGACCTTCTTCGCGCAGGGCGGCCAGCAGGCTGTCTACGTCCTTGAATGCGGCGAAGGCAACGCGACCGAGGGCGTTGCTTTCCTCACCGCGTGGATCACGGCGAATCCCGGTTTCTTCTACGCCTACCTCGTGCCGCGATACTGGGACGGCAACGCCGCCTTCCTCACGATGCTCGGGCAGTTCAACGCGACGACGTCGAAGACCTATTTCTTCGTCACGACGACGCTGCAGACCTATGCGCTCTACACGGCGCTGATGAAGTGCTGCTTGACGATGATCGAGGCGCCAAATTATGGCGCGTGGCCGGCGAACGTGCTGACCGCGCTCTCGCAGACAGGCGGCGCGGCCACGGCGACGACGACGTCGAACCACGGCGTCCTGCCGGGGCAGTATTTCCAGCTTTCCGGCAACGCGCCGGCGGGCTTCAACGGATGGTTCCTGGCGCTCCAGGGCACGGAGAACGAGACGCTGCTCTTCAACGTTCCGTCGGCCACGGGCGCCGAGACCGAGTTGGGGACCTTAGTGCAAAACCAGTACGCCTCCGTCGGCATCCCTGCGACGGAGTTCAGCCTGGCGTCGGTGTTCTTCAACGCGCTCAGCTACGCGCCGTCGTCGTCAAACCCGGTGGCGCCGCTTAACCTGGCCTACCTTTTCGGGGTCACGGCTTTCCCGACCCAGGGCAACGCCGCGCTGCTCAGCGCGCTCAACACCGCCAACGTCAACATCGTCGACAACGGATCGCAGGCCGGCCTTTCGGCGACGATTCTCGAAGGCGGCAACACGATGGACGGGAACCCGTTCAATTACTGGTATTCGATCGACTGGGTTCAGATCACGGTTCCGCAGGCGATCACCGCGGCGCTCGTCGCGGCGCGCAACTCGACGAACCCGATTTATTTCAACCAGCCGGGCGTCAACGCCGCTCAGCAGGTCGCGGTGAAGACGATGAACAACGGGATCACCTACGGGCTGGTCCTCAACACCGTGAAGGGAACGACGCTCAGCGCGGCCGCCTTCAACCAGGCGCTCGATGCCGACACCTATTCCGGCTACACGGTCGTCAACGCCGACCCGTTCGCCAGCTACGTCACCGAGAATCCGGACAACTACCACGAAGGTCTCTACACCGGCATCTCGATCAATTACACGCCGCTGATCGGGTTCGAATCGATCGTCATCAACATCTCGGTCTCGCAGTTCGCGAGTTGATCCCAGGAGCTTTAACCAATGCCCGGCAATCCGCTCGTCGATCAGGGAAATCTTAATCTCCTCGCCGCGAACATCACCTGGGCGGACTTCGGTGCGCTGAACGTGACGCCGTCGTACACCGACAAGGCCGGGATCACGCTCCGCCAGGAATCGCCGGCGACGCAGCAGCACGAAACGATGACTGGCATCGTCCAGTCGCCGCAGCCGTATATGACGATCGCGCTTTACATCCCGCTGCTGAAAACCCAGAGCCTCTCCGACGCCTACAAGACGCAGATGGAGGAGAACTCGATCCTCGGCGACGGGACGGTCTTCCCTGACGTCAGCAGCGGGCTTTCCGCCTATCAGCTCGGCAACATGGCGATCCGGGACGTCGGCGAGATGAACTTCGGCGGCTCGACCCCGCTATGGGGCGTCACGCTGCGCGGCGTCTATTACATCAACGCCAACGCCTTCAACTGATCTCGCCGGATCGCTAACAGGAGAGCGGGTCCATGCGCATCGATCGCAAGCTAAATTTT